GACAGCACCTTGGTCTGCGTCGATCGCACATGGCTGTCCGTGGCCAGCACGCCGTGGACGCGCTCCCACAACGCGGCATCAACGATGGCCGGGTGCGTGCCGGGGTACCAGCTTCCCTTGTGCGACAGTTCACCCAGGTAGATGCGGTTGCGCAGCAGCTTGGACAGGTATTTCTTGTCGATGCTGGCGCCATACCGGAAGCGACCATCCTGCGTGGTCCACGCCTTGGTCGTGATGCCTTCGGCGGTCAGGCGCGCGGCGATCTGCGTGGGCGACCCGATGGTCAGCATCTCCTCGAAGATGCGCCGCACCACCACCGCCTCGGCCTCGTTGACGACCAACTGGCGGTCGCGCACGTCGTACCCGAGCGGCGGCACGCCGCCCATCCACAGCCCCTTGCGCTTGGACGCTGCGATCTTGTCGCGGATCCGCTCGCCGGTGACCTCGCGCTCGAACTGCGCGAAGGACAGCAGCACGTTGAGCATCAGCCTGCCCATCGATGTCGTGGTGTTGAACTGCTGGGTCACCGATACGAACGAAACGTCGCAGCGCTCGAACACCTCGACCATGCGCGCGAAGTCCGCCAGCGAGCGCGACAGCCGGTCGATCTTGTAGACCACGACGATGTCGATGCGTCCGCGTTCGATGTCCGCCATCAGCCGCTGCAGGCCCGGCCGGTCGGTGTTGCCGCCGGAGTAACCCGGGTCGTCGTAGTCGTCGGCCACCGAAAGCCAGCCTTCGGCGCGCTGGCTGGCGACGAAGGCATGCCCTGCCTCCTTCTGCGCGTCGATGGAGTTGAATTCCTGGTCCAGCCGCTCGTCGGTCGAGACCCGGCAATACACCGCACAGCGCTTGCGCTGCTTCGCGGAGGCGATCTGCGCCGCTTCGTTCATCGTGCGCCTCCCTTGCTGAGACCGAAGAACAGCGGGCCCGACCAGTGCGTGCCCGTGATGTGCCGCGCCAGGGCGGTCAGGCTCTTGAAGGGCTTGCCCTCGTATTCGAAGGCCCCTTCGGCGGTCACGACCGCCTTGTGCTCGCGCCCGCCCCATTCGCGCGAGATGACCGTGCCAGGGACGAAGTGCAGTTCGCGCGAGGGTGCTCGCGTGGGGATCTTTGAATGCGCGGCACCGATGCGCTCCAGGCGCTCGCGCGTGGCCGGCGACAACCCGCCGAAAGCTTCCTCCTGCAGCTTGTAGGCGATGCGCGATTCAATGAAGTCGCGGTTCGGCTTGGCCGGGCGGTAGTCGAAATACCGGTCCCACAGCTTCCAGAGTTCGGACATCGGGGCGCGGTCCAGCTCGGCGATGCGGGCGGCGACGGTGGTTGGTTGGGCGTGCATCACAACGTCTCTCGTTGATAGGGAGTTGTATGTACGCGCTGGTCGGGCACAAAGCCAAGTCCAACCGCGCTCTCTGCGGCGCGCGGTGTGACGAGTGTGCGGACGATGGCTGACGCCAGGATGCAGGTGATCTCAGCAGCGCGCTCGCCGGCCGAGAGTTGGGAGGGGCAGGGTAGTTCGATGGACTTCATGACAGCTTCGCGGAATGAAACTGCCATGGATGGTGGGGCTGATCGTCTGAAGCGGATAGTAAAGGAGGGTAATGGAGCCCAGCGAGCGAGATCGGTACGGCTTGAGCGGGTGCGCCGATACGGCCGGGGAGCCGATGGCCTACGATGGGAACCGCCGCGAATCCAGCAATCGTTCCACCATGACCGCAAAGAAGGACTACCAACGCCTCATCAATGCTGGAGCCATTGCCGACATGGCGGGGCTGCTCACTTTTGCGACGGAGCAGGGCCTGATTGTTGCGAAGCGTGGCGACGCATATATCACCATCAAGGGTTCAGGCCCTCGCAGATTCAGGCTGTTCCTGGCCAGTCACCACAAGGCTGGCAGAGCTGGGATGCCGACAGCCACCGGGGTAGCCTATGACTTCTGGATCTATGCGCTGGTCGCGCACGATCTGATCGAAAGCGCCTGCTACATCGGGCAGACGCGAGCGGTTGTCAGGCGGATGCGTGAGCACTGGAAGCTACGCGCTGGCGAGCGTGGTTCGAGCCCGTTGTTCGACTGGGCGACGGAGCGAGGACTGACAGTCCACGTAGTCCTTCTTCAAGCCCTGTCTGGCATCCAGAGTGATGCTGATCGAGCAGAGGCCGAGTGGTTGGCGTGTGCCGCGGCAGCGGGATATGAACTGCCGGGTGTCGACGTCTGGGCCCCGCGGGGTGCCCGGCAGCGGCCCGGCCTGGTGTGGCCGTCAGTTGCGATTCGCGGCAGCAGCCGGCCTCTGGAGCAGGTTGCGGCCGGCACCACGCGATTGGTTCGACTCTCGAAGAACTCAGTGCTGGTTGACCATCGTCCCGAAGAACTCAGGCTCGAGTGATGGAAAACCAGCGCCTCGGGCGCGGCTCCGAGGCGGCTATGGCAGTTGCCATCTCAGCCGGGCAATGCCTCCACTTCCGCAACCTCGTCCTCCAGCGGCTCCTCGACGCTTGGCAGGTTCAACTGCCAAGCGTGCGCGCCCTTGACCCTGACCAGATAGTCGCGCCAGGGCGAGGCTTTGGAGAAGAGGTTCGCGGGCGTCGCGCAGCCGGTGTCCTCCATCAGCTTCTTGGTGTTCACGTGCGGCGTGCCGGCTGCGTAGGCATCAACCAGCCGCTGCAGCACGGCGATCTTCGCCTTGCCCGTGACGCGCCACGGCGCCCGGCCGGGGACGGACAGCAGCGCGGCATACCCATCCGCCGAAACCTTGAGGCTGATCGCGGTGCCGCCCATCGCCGCCTGGTGGCCATGCCGGTAGCGCACCTTCAGGCGCGCGAGATCGATGGCCGTGCCCGACTGGGCGGGCGACAAGACATCATGGATCGGCACGACCACGTTGGTGCCGGCAAACGGGAAGGGCGCCGTCGACGTAGTCAGCACAATGCCGGGCAAGGCGCGCGGGCGCAGTCGCAGAGCGGCATCCACCCTGGCGTACTGGCGCTCGCTCCCCATCCGGGTGGCGAAGTACAGCGTCACGGGTGAGCCGTCGACGTCGAGTTCGCCGAGGAACACCGGCTCGTCATCGAGGTGCCGGCCCCGTACGCCCTGCAGCGTGCTGCCGAGCGCGGTGATGATCTCCTCGCGCAGCCAGTTCAGATGGACTTTCCAGCGCCGTGCGTGGCGGGCCTGCAGCATGACATCGTCACCCGTCAGCGGATCCCGGTAGCGCACGAAATTCGCGTCCGCACACCGCTCCAGCGGTACGGCGCAGCGCATGCCGTCGGCCAGCTCGACCACCTTCTGCGTGATCCGGTCGCCTTCGGTGAGGATGCCCTCGTCCTCGAAGCGCTCGATGTCGATGCCCAGTTGGGCGAGCGCGAAGCCGTCCATCGGGCTGGTGGCGCATTCCAGCAGCCGCGCGACCTGACCGATCAGGTCCGGATCGTCCACGCCGGAGCCGGGGTTGAGCGGCCTGAGCACACCCAGCGCTTCCAGCAGCTGCGTGCCGGCGAGCCGCAGACGCAGATCGCGCTCGCTCTGCAGGCTGCAGCGCCCCGGTTCGGCCAGAACAATGGACAGCGGTGTCTCGGTGGTCTCCCCCGAGAACACCAGCTCCGCAACCAGCGTGACGCCCAGGATGGCCGCCGGCTGCGAGAAGGGGTGATTGCCCCAGCACTCACCCATCACATCGTGCAGTTCCGCACCGCTGTCGAGGTGAATGGTCACCGTGTCGCTGGCATGACCGAGCAGGGCACGCGCCTCGGCCACATACAGGCGCTCGACCTTGGCGCCGTCCAGGCGCGGCTTCGCCTCCTTTAGCGGCGAGGCGAATCGGGACAGGTCGAAGCGCGAGCGGTTGAGCGGCCGGCTGGACAGGGGCACCTTGAACCCGTGCGCGGACAGCACGTTGGCCAGCGGTGCCCGAGTGGACAGCGTATGCGCGTAGACCTCGACCACCTTGCGGCTGGGCGCGTAGACCAGGGTGGCGTCGCGCGCCGGGAAGTAGCAGAAGCTGCGGCGGTTCCGGTTGACGACCTGTACCGCCGTGACCTGCTCGCCGGCGAAGCGCACGACCAGGCAGTGCGCAACCGAGGCCTCTCCGTCTTCGCTCTCGTCGGCCAGCGCGACGTGCACAACCTCGCAGGGCTCGGCCAGGCGCATCGCCTGCGTGAGCTCCAACTCCAGTTCCCGCTTCACTTTGTCGCTCCACAGGAAGGGGGGCGGCTCGTCGCACGGCACATCGAAGGCATCGTAGAGCCGCTTGTTGCCCCGGATGTCGGCGGTGTTCAGGATCGATTCGGCGATCTCGAACAGGCGTGCGGTCGCGTCGGAATGCGCGCGCATCCAGACCGCTCGCCCGAATTCGCCACCGGGCTGCGACAGGAAGGTGGCGAACAGATCGGCGTCGTTCAGCTGGTCCGCCACGCTGGTGAGGATCACCGCACCGCGCGACGAAGCAAGACGCACGATGCGCAGTGCCTCCCGCTCGGCGGGCTCGCGCTGATCGCGGCGCAGGTGCCGGATGTGCTCCAGCAACGCGCCGGGCAGATCGGATTCGTCCTGCGACCAGTCAAAGCCGCGGCCCAGTGCCTGACACTCGGGCAGGCCGCTGAAGACCCGCAGCACCGATGCCGGCGCGCATTCGATCAGATCGAGCAGATTGCTCGCGTTGGTCAGCGTCTTTCTGGCCATGTGGTTCCCCGTTCTTGTCCTTGGTGTGGCCTGCAGTCACGCAGGCGTGGCCAGCCCGGCTAGGCCAGGAGGCTCACTTCCTCGGTTGCGTGCTGTCGCTGGGCGTCCAGGCGCTTCTTGTAGTCGAGCACATCCCGGTAGCGCACACGGCGATGCGTGCCGATCTTGTGGAACGGAATGTCGCCCCGCTCCAGGATCTGCACAAAAAACGGGCGGGACACGCCGAGCATCTGCGCGGCCTCCTGGGTGGTGAGCTCCGTGTGCATCGATACGACCGACACCGCGCAGCCCTTCTCGATCTGGTCCAGCACGTCCTGCAGCAGCTGCAGCGCCGCCACCGGCATCTGCACGCTCCGCACGCGCCCGCTGCCGTCGCGGATGTCCACCTGCCGAACGGCGGCACCGGTTGCCAGCACGGCAGCCAGGGTGCGGCCGGCCTCGCGGGCCAGCGTTACGTCCTCTTCGGAGGGCTGCAGCTTGGAGATGGAGGAGACGTTCATGGACAGGCGCGCAGTGCGGCAAAACGGGAAGGGACGCGATTCTATTCGAAATAATCGAAATCGAAATAAGCGAAACGCAAGCCGAGTCCTATACGGCACAAGGCTTTGCGGCCTACGTGCCGGCCAAGCGCCCACCCTGCTGTGCCCACCAGCGCCCAAGATTTGCTCGCCCAAGCCCAAGGCGTCAGGCAATGAAATAGAGCCTCCTTCAACAAGAGGCGTCTCCAAATGGCAAATCTTTCCTCATCTGTTCAATTGTCCCGACACGGCCTGCGGCCCGTCGAGCCGGCCGCCGAACGCGTCGCACTGGCCGAGACCGAACTCGCCGCCCGCTGGGGGCTGTCGATCAAGACGCTGCAGCGCTGGCGCCAGGACCACATGGGGCCCGTCTTCTGCAAGCTCGGCTCCCGAGTCGCCTACCTGATCTCCGAAATCGAAGCCTACGAGCGGCGCGTCTCGCGCAACTCGACGTCGGTTCGCGCCTATCACTGAGGAGACCACCATGACGAATCAGACCCTGCTGCCGACCGACATCGCCGGGATGTCCGTTGCGGATCTGGCCAAGCTCTCGCCCCAGCGCAAGCACGAACTGGACGCCAGGTTGGAAGCCGCCAGCGCCTGGCTCAAGCTCGCCCGCGCCAAGCTCGATGCCGCACTGGAATTGAGCTACGGCGAACAGGCCCGTGAGGCGCTGCGCGCGTCCGAGCGCGACTTCGGCACCGTTCACATTGCCGATGGTCCGCTGCAGATCAAGTACGAGCTGCCCAAGAAGGTCAGTTGGAGCCAGAAGCAGCTCAACGAGATCGCCGCGCGCATCGTCGCGGCCGGCGAGCGGCCCGAGGCTTACGTCGACATCAAGCTGACGGTGCCCGAATCGCGCTACACCAACTGGCCGCCCGCCCTGCGGGAGCAGTTCGCGGATGCCCGCACGGTGGAGCCGGCCAAGCCGTCGTTCACCCTGACCCTGGATGAGGTGATGGCATGAGCGGGCTGCCCATCGTCAGCGCCCAGGAGCGCATGGCGGAGCGCCGGGGCGTGAAGCTGCTGCTGCTCGGCAAGTCCGGTATCGGCAAGACCACGCGCCTGAAGGACCTCGATGCGGCCACCACGCTGTTCATCGACGTCGAGGCGGGTGACCTGTCGGTGGCCGACTGGCCGGGCGACACCATTCGGCCCGCGTCGTGGCCCGAGACCCGCGATTTCTTCGCGTTCCTCGCCGGCCCCGACAAGTCCCTGCCGCCGCAGAGCCCGTTCTCGCAGGCGCATTACGACTACGTGGTGGAGAAGTTCGGCGATCCCGCGCAGCTCGAGCGCTACCAGACGTTCTTCGTCGACTCGATCACGCAGCTCTCGCGCCAGTGCTTCGCCTGGTGCAAGACGCAGCCGGCGGCCACCAGCGATCGCTCGGGCAAGCCCGACGTGCGCGCGGCCTACGGCCAGCTCGGCCAGGAAATGGTCGGTGCGCTCACGCACCTGCAGCACGCACGCGGCAAAAACGTGGTCTTCGTGGCGATCCTCGATGAGCGGCTCGATGACTACAACCGCAAGGTGTTCGTGCCGCAGATCGAGGGCAGCAAGACGGGGCTCGAGCTGCCCGGCATCGTGGACGAGGTCGTGACCTTCGCCGAGATCAAGGCCGAGGACGGCAGCAGCTACCGCGCCTTCGTCACCCATACCGTCAACCCGTTCGGTTTTCCCGCCAAGGACCGCAGTGGCCGGCTCGACCTGATGGAACCGCCGCACCTGGGCGCGCTGATCGCCAAGTGCGGGGGCGCCGTCCACCCGGCGGCCCACCTGCACGCCACGCCGAACGCGGCCGCAACCACCACCGAATACGCAGAACACATCGCATGAATACCGCAATGACCTACGACGCCAATCCGTGGCAAGACTTCAACGACGCCGAGCAGCAGCACGGCTTCGACCTGATTCCCAAAGGCACGCTGGTGCCGGTGCGCATGATCCTCAAGCCGGGCGGCTACGACGACCCCTCGCAGGGCTGGGTCGGCGGTTACGCGAGCGAGTCGTTCGAGACCGGCTCGATCTACCTGGCCGCCGAGTTCGTCGTGACTGGCGGTGAGCACGCCAAGCGCAAGGTGTGGACCAACGTCGGCCTGCATTCGCCCAAGGGCCCGACCTGGGCGCAGATGGGGCGCAGCTTCATCCGCGCCGCGCTCAACAGCGCCCGCAACATCCACCCGCAGGACACCTCGCCGCAGGCGGTGGCCGCGCGCCGCATCCAGGGCTTCCACGAGCTCGACGGGCTGGAGTTCATCGCCCGCATCGACGTCGAGCGCGATCCCAAGGGGGAGGACCGCAACGTGATCCGGCTCGCCGTCGAGCCCGACCACGCGGAGTACGCCCGGCTCAAGGGCGTGCCACCCAAGGCCAATCCGGGTGGGGGTACGTCCGGTGCGCCCGCGCAGGCCGTACCGTCCCGCGCAGCACAGGCGGCACAGCGCCCGCCTGTCACCGGCAAGCCCGCCTGGGCTCAGTGAGGGAGGAATGAAATGCTGGGTCTGCAAACGGCAGGCCCGG